TGTGTGGTCATCACCATCAAGCAAGTGAACACAGTGAGCCGAACATTAAAGGAAAGCTTACAACTTGCTGGAGCGTGGCGTGTCTGTGCGAGCTTCATCCTGACTACATGCCCATCAACAAACATCACCACGGCTTTGCGCACATTAAGGTGATGGACACAGGTGAGTTTGAGGTAAGCAACTACCGTATCGTGAACGGCAAGATTAGATAATGAAAAAGCCCCCGACGTTTCAGGGGCTAGTCCAATCAATAACATAAAAACAATATACTAATCACTGCGGCAAATATACACTATGAAACGCAAACCACATCCGAAAGTAGTACATCGTAAACTTGGACGTGAGCGTGCTCATGGTTTGTATTTGAATAACGTGATTGAGATTGACCCTACGCTAACACCTATGCGCTACATGATTGTACTCATTCACGAATATCTTCACCACATTCAACCTGAGTGGAGTGAGGAAAAGGTGGATGCGGAGGGCGAGGCATTGGGCAGGTTTCTTTGGAAACAAGGCTTTCGCAAGGTGCAGCAGTAATCAAAACTTATCTGATATACCGGCTTCAACTAATTCACCCGCTAACCATTCACGCATCTTACCTACTAACTCATACTGGTCTTCGGTTAGGTCTTGATACTTTTCAAGGCTGCGCAGATGCTGCCTGAATTCATCAATCATGTCAAAGTATTTCACACCATTGATAGCGCAATCAAATGCGTGTTGGTCTTCGTGTAGATCAAAGGTTAATGTTGCTGTCATCTTGTTCGGTTTTATTTGGTAATCCTGCTTTGCAATCTTTATAGCCTTGATTGTATGAGTCGTGGATGTGGTTCATTTCAATCGTTTGTGCTGCTACTAAGAATCCTTCCATTTGTGCCCATGTCATTTGTATGGCCTGACCTTTAAACTTTCGTTTAAGTACAAGGTGTAGTCTACGGATTGCTGTTTCCTTTTTTTCCTGTGTCATTCCGTTTTGGTTTTTGGATTATTCAATTTTAGTATTTCATTCTTCACATGGTGGTAGTATGCCTTGACTGAGTAGAACTCACCTGTGCCTTCAAAGTCTTGCATGATTTCACTAGGTGCGTTGCTTATTGCTTCATCTACGCAATGCAGCGCAGCGTTAATAGCCTTGATATGCACCTCAACTAGGTGGCCTTCCTGCTTGCCATTCTCGATGATGTCAAAATAGTTCGAGTACAGTTGCCATGCCTTTTCCTTTGCTTTCATTTTTGAGTTTATTGATTAGTTCGATAACCTGTTCTTTGTTGTAGTAGTGCTGCATTGAATTGCGCACGTGGTCTTTGAGTTGATCTGTGGTCATGATTCAATTCTTTTATATGCTATGTTATCAAGAAAATGAAACATGTGATTTGCTAACTCCATGACATCATAATAATTCATAGTTCCTGAACCACATTGTGCTTTAACTATTTCGGTTGCCATTCGTAAGGCCAACTGTCTATTGTTCATGTTTTCGCTCATAGTGCTAAAGTATTAAGGTATTCACGCCACATCGGTACACGCTCCTGAAGCTTTGCGATTGCATCGGCATCGAACTCTACAACCTTTTCATGTATGCGCTCCTGCACTGGTATATCATACACCCACTCGCTAAGGTCGGTGTCTAGATTTGCATCCTGGTAATCGTTTAGAAATTGCTTCATGTCATAAATCATTGAACGCTCAATGCCTTGCGCTTTCTTTAAGAAGGTAGGGTCTGACTGTGCGTCGATTAGATTCATGCGGCGTGCAAGCTTGTACTTTTCATCATTAATCATTTGTAATGGTGCGTTGACTAGGACAAAGCAGAACGTAGCACGAGGCGCACCTGTTAGCCACATGTAGGCTTGGCCTTGCCAAAAGTAATCCTTGCTCAGGTCGTTTGCTTTTGCATCGTGGAATGTGTAGATGTCCCATGACGATTTGATATCCGGCACATTCACAACCAAATCCGTTTCGTCGTCTTTGATAAGCAAGTCAGGTGTACCCTTCACAAAGTCATTCGTAAACATCTGCTCATTCTTGAATACAATCTGTTTGCGTTCACGACGCCACATGTCTATGGCATCATTCTCAACGGCTAGACCTTTCTCGATGTACTTGTTGCTAATCTCTTTATAACGCTTGTAACGTTGCTGCACATAGACCTCCAGCAGTGCGCTCTTTGTTGTTTCGCTCAAACCTGTTTTGGTTCGTGCATCGGTCATCAACTTTCCTAGTTGTGACGCTCTAAATAATACTTGTTCCATTTGCTTTTGTGTTATTGATTTGACTGCTAATGTAGCAGAAGTTCGGAAATTCCGAACAACTGCCACATCTTTTAACATTTACACGCCTTCGCTAAATTGACGCATCTCATCACCGCGATCAATAAGAAAGTTGCGGCGGTTGTTTAGTTCCTGATATACCTGCGCAAGCACTTCACTACTGCATGCCTTCTGGATGCGTGTGCAGTCCATTAGCGTCTCGGCATTGTTGATTAGGTCTAGTACATAGGCAATATCTTTATCACCGCCCTGTGGTAACTTGCCTTTAAGATTGAATGCCTTGTATACGTCTGCATTCTTGCGGTTAAGGTCACGGCCAAACAACTTACCAAATGACAACGCTGCGTTCTTTATGCACTCGGTTTTGAGTTTAGGGAAGGCAAGGTCTAATGCATTCGGCTTTTTGTTGTCTGCATTCAACGCCCATCGGTTGCGCTCTACGTTGTCAAGGTTCTGCGGTGCGCGGTCCACCATGATGATGATTGAAGCTGCCCCGGTGCGGCGTATTTCGTAGCCGCTTATCGGATGTATTGCAATCAAATCAATGCTGCCTACTACTTCATTTGCCATGCGTTCCCATCTGAAGTTTTCAGTTCTCCAATGCCCGAAGAACATTTCATCTAGTGTGGTCTCAACGTGTGAGATGACCAGCGTCTGTGCTTTGAGGTCGGGAGTCTTTTCAATACCGGCTACATCGGGCGTGGCGTTAAGCATCTGCTGAAACTTCTGCAATGCTTCAAGATTGTCTTTGTGAATACTGTTATTCATGTTATTGATTTTAGGATTTAAAGATACGATTTAATAGCGCATTAAGCAATCATTCAACTCTTGACAATAGTTAAGAATTGCAAAAACAATTGCGGTGTACACTAGATACTTGATGACTTTACTTGCTTTCATGTTATTAGATTTAAAGGTGAATGTGCGTTGATGAGCCGCACCCCTCGTTTGATTAAATTGATTTTAAAAATTCTGCTACTTTACCAATGGTTGTATTGTTGATCAAATCCTGAATACTCTCATATGAATTCTTGCGGGTAGTGCCAAGATAGTTCACAGTAGTGATAACGCAGTCAGTGTAAATGTTTACTACTACTTCAAATCCTTTTGATACTTCGATTGTGTGTGTCATGACTTTTTGTTTTTGTTGTTATTGATGGGACAAATATAGGGTGCAATTTCTTGCACCACCAAAAGTAAACTGTTAAAAATTGTTAAAATTTCAAACGGTTACAGATTGTAACCACCTCACGCCCACGAATAGCTGCCGTAATTCGGGAATAGTTCGAAGTATACACGCATCATAATTGCATCGGCGTAGTCAGGAGACTTGCCATGAATGCGCGCTATTTCATCCTTACTGATCACTGCAAGTTTGCCATCGGCTTCGGGTTGCCTGCGGCGTATCATGTCCAGTTCTTGGATGATGACATCACGGAACTGATTCACTTTGAAGATTACTTTGTTCTGCTCAATCAATTCTGCGAGCTTGAAATAGCATTCCGCTTTTTGATTGGTGTAGCGGTCTGGTTGTTTAGCACGCCCACCGTTAAGAAAGCCCCGGCAACGGAGCATATCACAGCAACCCCCGCCAACCCCATCTTCATCCACAATTACATTGCTAAGTTTAATGCTATGCCTGTCGCATAGTTGCCGAATGGTGGCGACAACAGCCGTAATTGGTTGCTTGCGTAGTTCATGAATCTCAATCAGGTGCAATCCTTGCCACACGCAAATCACGCTGCGGTCTTTTCCTAGTCGTGCGATGTCGGCACTGATATACTTTTCGCCTTTGCTTTCTTCATCACGGAAGCAGCGCACAAGGTCATCATACTGATACAGGTTGTCAACGCTCTCATCATATTCCCAATCACCATGCAATAGCCTGCGCCTGTCAATCTCGGGCAAACGTTCTAGCGTTTCGATATAGCTTTCGGGCAGGTGTGGGTTATCGGTCGGCAGCGATGGAATAAATGCAAGATGCTGTGGCAGGTTGTCCATCTTATGTGGTGCGTAGAACTCATTATACAGCCATCCTTTGGACGGATTGCATGTGAGCAGCATCTTCGGTGGCAAATCAAATTCGCGTAGCTTAAAACGAATGCGTGACTGGAGTATATCTATTGCCCGCTTTGATACTTGTGCGGCCTCGTCTACGTAAGCATCTGTTAATTCTAACCCGCCTAAACTATGGAATTCCGCATCTGATGGATAGGCAAACAAGTCTTTGAGAATTATCTCACTGCCATTGGCAAACGTGATGACGTGCGTTTGATTGTTAATCGTGTAGTGTTCATTAGGTGCTAGCCCTAGCATGTGCGCTACCTCAAAGAAAGTTTTGAGCGTGGTCTTTTTTAGCGTATCTAATTTGCTGCGGCCTATCAGCCCTCGCGTGCCGGGATATTTGAACCGTCGGCTTATTTGCCATGCACAACCGATGAATGACTTACTACCCCCTGCCGCTCCACCAAAAAGCACCACACGTGCCGGGTGTGAATTACCCAATACGCGCAGTGCTTCGTTTTGTTTCGGTAGATACTCAATCATTAGAACGGCAAATCGCCTGTGCCTTGTGAATCATCATCTTGTTGGCGTCTCTCCAGTGGCTCGGACATCTTGCCCGAAAAGAACTTGCCACTCTTGCCTTCCTTGACCCACGCAGCAAGGCGCATCTTCTTACCACCTACCATGATTTCACCTGTGTACTGTGGCCCGTTGTTGGCTACGTTGTTGTTCTTGAATAGGGTGAACTGACCCTCTTGCATTTGATAGTTACTCATTGTATTTAATTATTGATTATGTTAATGTCATCGAGCATAAAAGCGATTGTGATGTTGCCCCGCATGTTGCTGACTTCTGCTATTGTGAATGGTTCTTCGTCAATGCTATGGCCGTTGATGAATCCGATGAACACCTCCGTGTCATCCGGATATTGAGCCAGTGCATCCCAAAGTTCACCGATAGTCATAGCCTGTATTCATCTTTGTCTGT